CTGAAAGTTCAGACAGAGCGTTTGAAGAGGAAGTAATGTTATCAGGATTTGCTCAAGCTCAAGTTAAACCAGAAGGTTCAGGTGTAGCTTTTGACAATGCTCAAGAGACTTACACTGCAAGATACCAACACGAAACTGTTGCTCTTGCCTTTTCAATAACTGAGGAAGCAATCGAAGATAACTTGTACGACCAACTTTCATCTAGATATACAAAAGCATTAGCTAGATCTATGGCGAATACTAAACAAGTAAAAGCTGTTAGCCCGTTAATCAACGGTCTACCATCTGGAAGCTTTCAATCAGGTGACGGTGTAACTTTATTTAACACTGCTCACCCAACAATTGCTGGTAATGTAAAAAATACATTAACAACAGCAGCTGACTTGAATGAAACTTCATTAGAGCAATCATTGATTGATATTGCTGCATTAACAGACGAAAGAGGTCTAAAAATTGCTGCAAGAGGAGTAAAAATGATTATTCCTAGTGAGTTACAATTCACAGCTGAAAGATTGATGAAGACTCAAGGTAGAGTAGGAACAGCTGATAATGACATCAACGCAATAGCTTCAATGGGAATGATCCCACAAGGCTACAGAATCAATAATTTCTTAACTGATACTGATGCGTTCTACATTATCACTGATGTACCTAACGGTATGAAGTATTTCGAAAGAGCTCCTATCAAAACAGCGATGGAAGGTGATTTCGATACTGGTAACGTAAGATACAAAGCTAGAGAAAGATACTCATTTGGAGTATCTGACTTCAGAGGTATCTTTGCATCACCAGGTGCTTAATATCTGATTTTAGGGGGCGAACATATTTTCGCCCCCTTTTTTATTTAGAAAGGAAAAATGCACCCTAAAAAATTCAGAGTCCAAATTTTTGCATATCAAATGCATGCTGATTTCCATATAACCTGCGTTGAAACACCCATTGATATTGAAAATGCTATTATTGACAAGTTAGGAAAAAAGGATATAAAATGGGAGTATCTTGGAGAAATGAACGATCCCAAGATAAAACGAATAACCTATGAGGAGGTTATCGATGGAGAACATGATGCAACATCTAAACGACCTCTACACGAAGAAAAGGGGTCTGGATCTCGAATGGGAGCAGGAGCATCTTAAAGAGGGTAGATATACTCTCAATATGGTTAAGATTGACAGAAAAGTCAGAGAAGTAATTAGCCATATAAAAATGGCAGAAGCTCAAAAAGAGCATTTGCAAAATAAGATAGAAGGTTCTGCACCACAAGTTTCTGTAGCTACTTAATAAAAAGCTACATCGTTGGAAAATTCCTATCCACATTACAGGCCCTCTTGCGCTCTAGTTAAAACTACTATATAAATTAATTACTATACAAATAAGTTCATGTAGACGCGTATAGTCGACGGCCTAGAGACTACATGAACGTAACTAGGAGGATAATACTATGGCACAAACTACATTTTCAGGACCAGTAAAATCTCAAAGAGGATTCGTTACTGCGGGACCTGATTCGATTGTAAACATCACAGCAGAAACTACTTTAACTTTTGCTGCTCACGCAGGTAAAGTTATTAAAGTAAATGATGCAGATGGTGCAATCACACTTCCAACAATCAAAGCAGATAGCAAAGGTGCATCAGCTGGAGATGACGACCCTAATGTAAATAGTCATCTAGGTGCAGTCTACAAATTTTTTGTAGGCACAGATTGCACAGATTGCGATATTAAAACTGACGGAACTGACAAATTTGTTGGTCACGCGACTATCGTAAACGTAGCAGATGGAACTAACAGCACATTTGTTCCTGCATCAGCTAATGATGTTATTAGCATGAACGGTGGAACTACAGGTGGAGATAAAGGTAGCACAGTTACCATTACTGCACTTGAAGACAATGTATATTTAGTAGAAGCAGTGTTGATCGGTACAGGTACTGAGGCAACACCTTTTGCAAATAGTTAATAGATAATTAGTGTGGGGCTTCGGCCCCACATTTAATTTTAAGGAGAAAAAAATGGCAAGTAAAGGTGATGTAAAATCAGTAAGAGTTACAGCTACTGGAGCAGTATTTGCAGGAAGAACGAGATTAAGAGGAATTATTCTTGCTTCTGATGCAGGTGGAGCTGGAACTATAATTCTTCAAGACAATACAGACAGCACAACTTTGTTTCAAGCTGACGTTCCTAATGGAGATGTTTTTTCAATGAATATCCCTGAAGATGGAATTTTATTTCCAGGTGGAATGAAAGTTTCTACAATTACAAATATAGATGCAGCTACATTATTAATTGATAAGTAGGAGGTTAAATGGCTAACACTACCTCTGGAACAGTAACTTTTGATAAAAACTTTTCTATTGATGAAATAGTAGAGGAGGCTTATGAAAGAATTGGATTACAAAATGTTTCAGGCTATCAATTAAAAACAGCGAGAAGATCATTAAATATATTGTTTCAAGAGTGGGGCAATAGAGGATTACATTATTGGCAAATAGCTAATAATGATATTACTTTAGTAGATGGTCAAGCTGTCTACACCATGTTTAGATCAACAGGAGATGGCACATCTGATGCTACTGCTGTTTACGGTGTGGATGATATTTTAGAGGCTGTATATAGAAACTCTTCTAGTGTAGATACACCTTTAACAAAAATAAATAGATCTACGTATCAAGCTTTATCAAATAAAACTTCTAAAGGACAACCAACACAATATTATGTTCAAAGATTTATAGATAAAGTTACGATAACTTTATATTTAACTCCCGGTAGTTCAGAGGCGGGTAACAAATTAAATTATTATTATGTAAAAAGAATTCAGGATGTTGGAGACTACACTAACGCAACAGATCTTCCATATAGATTTGTTCCTTGCATGGTTTCTGGATTAGCTTTTTATCTATCACAAAAATTTAATCCTCAAGCAACACAAGCTATGAAATTATATTATGAAGACGAATTACAAAGAGCTTTAGCTGAAGATGGTTCTTCATCTAGCTCACATATAACACCAAAAGTTTACTATCCAGGGGTATAATGGCTAAATTATCAAGTGGAAAATATGCAAAAGCAATTTCAGATAGAAGTGGCCAAGAGTTTCCATATAACGAAATGGTAAAAGAATGGAATGGTTCTTTTGTTCACATTTCTGAATTTGAAGCAAAACAACCTCAATTAGAACCAACTAGATATACAGGTGATCCGCAAGGATTAATGAACGCTAGACCTGATAGAACAGAGCCAGCAACACAAAATTTATTACCACCAGATCCTTTTAGTCTAACTTCAGGATCTTCAAATGTAACAGTTACGGAACCTAATCACGGCAGATCTAATAGTGATACGGTGAGGTTTAGAAATGTTACAGGTAGTCCTGGAGGTTTAGCATATACAGTATTTGAAAATTCGTCAGGATTTAGTATAAGTAGTGTAACAACAAACACTTATGTATTTGATTGTGGATCAAATGCTACGGTAACAGAAAAAGCAGGAGGATTGACTGTAACGGCAGGGCCAGTTACTCAATTAGCATAATGGCAGGATTAAGCGCTTCAGGATTAAAAACACAAATAAAAAATTATACAGAGGTAGACTCTAATGTATTAACCGATGCTGTTTTAGAAAATATTATTTTAAATGCTCAGTATAGAATATTTAGAGATGTGCCTATTGATGCAGATAGAAAACAACAATTAGGTAATTTAGTTGCTGGACAAGAATCTATAAACGCTCCAGCAGGATCTTTATTTATACGAGGTATACAAGTATATGATACTGCAGGATCCGAAACCACAGGAGCTAATAGATGGTTAGAAAAAAAAGACTATACATATTTACAAGAGTTTCAAGATGTAACAGGAACATCAGCTGCTCAAGGTCAGCCTAAATACTATGCTATGTTTGGAGGAGGTACGGGAGAGTCTGATACAACATCAGGACGTATAGCTTTTGCCCCAGTTCCTAACACAACTTATAGATTTAGAGTGCATTTTAATAAAATGCCAGATCTTTTAGAAAATGATGACACTAATTATATTAGTATGAACTTTTCAAATGGTCTGCTATATTGCTGTTTATCAGAGGCATATGGCTACTTAAAAGGACCAGCAGATATGTTGACTTTATACGAAGGAAAGTATAAACAAGAAGTTGAAAAGTTTGCAAGTGAGCAAATTGGAAGACGAAGAAGAGATGACTACACCGATGGTGCAATAAGAATACCGTTACCTTCTCGTAATCCGTAATTAAGGAGATTAAATTATGGCAATAACATCAGCAATATGTTCAAGCTTTAAACAAGAGCTTCTACAAGGTAAACACAGTTTTGAATCTTCTGGTGGACACACTTTTAAGATTGCATTATTTACTAGCTCTGCGTCATTGGGTGCAGCCACAACTGATTACTCAACGTCAAATGAAATATCTAATACATCTGGATCTGCATACACTGCAGGTGGTGCAACTTTAACAAACCAAGGTGTATCATTATCTTCAACAACTGCATTTACAGACTTTGCAGATGTTACTTATTCATCTGCATCTTTCACTGCAAACGGTGCCATGATCTACAACACAACAACAGATGGTGGTTCAAGCACAACAGACGCTGTAGCAATTATAGCTTTTGGTGGTGACAAGACAGCAAGTAACGGAACTTTTAAAATAGAATTTCCAGCAGCAGACGCAAGTAACGCAATAATCAGATTAGCATAGGAGGCCGACCATGTCGGTAACTTCAGGATGGGGCCGATTAACCTGGAACCAGGCTAATTGGAACGAAGCTACAACTTTAAAAACTGGTTGGGGTGCACAATCTTGGAGTGGAGAAGGTGGATGGGGAGATCTATCTGATCAAACTATTTCGCTAACAGGTTTATCAATTACATCTAGTATTGGTTCTGTTGATGTCCCAGATCAAGTTATAACACCAACAGGTCAATCAATAACATCTTCACAAGGTGAAGCTTTTGTACCTGTAAATATAGAAGGTGTATCTTTTTCTGGTTCTGTTGGTTCAATAACTCCAAGAGATCAAACACAAGGACTAACATCAAGCGCTGTAACAGCGTCTGTTGGTGCAATAACACCAAACGATATGACCATAGGTTTAAGTGGTCAATCAATAACAGCATCACAAGGCACAGCAAAAGCACCAAACCAAACTGTAATAGTTTCTGGCGTTTCCATGTCAGCATCATTGGGAACTGCCCAAGGTATATCTTCACAAGAAGCACAATTAACAGGTCAATCAATAACATCTAGTTTAGGAACAGTTACAATACCAAATGATGTAGTATTTTTATCTGGCCAAGAATTTGAAACTCAACTTGGTTCGTTAGTTGGGTTAGGTGGAGCTGTGGCTCAACCAACAGGTTTGTCTACTACGGCCAGTGTTGGATCTTTAACGGTAGAAGAAGGATTAGGATTAACAGGTCAATCGTTTACTGCTAGTGTAGGATCAATATCTTTACCAGATATGCAGGTTGGATTAACTGGTCAATCTGCTGCATTTAACATAGGAACCGTTGATATCTTTGCATATGGAGATGTTGACACCGGTTCTAATACATCTTATAGTAACGTTTCGACAGGATCGAATGATACATATTCGGATGTTGCAACTGGATCAAATACAAGTTATAGTGACGCTGCATAATAGGAGATAATTTATGGCATCAACATACACACCTTTAGGTGTAGAACTTCAAGCAACTGGTGAAAACGCTGGTACGTGGGGAACTAAAACTAATACAAATTTACAACTCATAGAACAAATAACTGGTGGGTATATACAAAAATCAATTGCTGGCGGTGCACAAACAACAGCATTAGCCGTTAGTGATGGATCAACTGGTGCAGAACTTGCACACAGAATGATTGAGTTCACAGGTACAATTACAGGAAATCAAATTGTAACCATACCATTAGATGTTCAAACTTTTTATATTTTAAAAAATTCAACCTCTGGAGCTTATACAGTACAATTTAAATACGCGTCTGGTTCAGGATCCACATTTACTTTTTCAGCAACAAATAAAAAAACTGCTATTGTTCAAGCAACAGCAGACGATGGAACTAATCCAAATATAGTAGAAATTCAAACTGGTGGAGATGTTGTAGATGATACATCACCACAATTAGGTGGAGACTTAGATACTAATAGTTTCAATATAGCTTTTGATGATGCACATGGAATTAACGATGAAAATGGTAACGAACAAATTATATTTCAAACAACATCATCTGCAGTAAATCAATTTGATATAACAAATGCTGCAACAGGTAGTGGTCCTAAATTACAAGCTACAGGTGGTGACACTAATATAGATCTTGACATAGAAGCAAAAGGAACTGGTCATGTAACTGTTAGAGGTAACGATAACCCAGGTACAATTCAATTTAATTGCGAACAGAACTCCCACGGGGTGCAGTTAAAAGGACCTGCACACTCAGCAAGTAGTTCAGCTGTACTAACTTTACCAACCGCAACAGGAAATATAATTGGAAGTGGTGATACAGGAACTTTACCTGTGGCAGCCATTGATATTGATGGTGCAACAGATATTGGTGCAGATATCGTAGATGCTGATTTATTTATAATAGACGATGGTGCAGGTGGTACAAATAGAAAAACCACTGCCTCAAGAATTAAAACCTACATCGGTGGTGGCACATCATGGCAAGCAGTAAAAACTTCTACCTTTACAGCAGTGGCTGGTGAAGGTTATTTTGTAAACACAACTAGTGGTGTAATAACTATGAATTTACCTGCAGGAAACTTAGGAGATGAAGTCGTATTTATCGATTATGCTGGAACTTTTGATTCTAACACATT